TTAATTGTGCCGAAGTCGCCGATGTAGGTGTCCACCGTGCTGATGACCGTGCGGTCATTGAGCGAAGCGGTGTATTGACGGGTGCTCAGAGCGGTGTTGCTGCCGCTGGAGTAGCGGGTGAACTCGCTGAAGCGCTTCTTGAGGTTCGGGCCAGTGACCAGATCCATCGTGTCGATGGTGCCGGTCTGCTCGTAGACGCTCTGAAGAACGGCGGCGACATCGCTCTCGGTGAGAGAGGAGGTAGCAGTCGTGTTGATCGAAGCGGACGGCGTGCGGAACGACGCGGGAACAGGCAAGTCGGTCTGAGCCGAGTTGGAGATCCACGAACCGAGGCCGCGAGTTTTATATGGGTTAATGCCGCTCTGCTCTTGCGAATCGTTGCTGGAGCAGAAGGCGCTTTCCATGTCGCGCTTCAGTTCGATGAGGGCGCGGGAAACGCCGCGAGCCATTTCCTTCTTCTTGCCAACGCCAGCGACGTTATCGACGTTCTGGGCAAAGTCATCGACTTTGATGGAGCGGCGGAACTTCTGGGCGCGGCCGGAAAGGAGGACGCGGTTTTTGGCGGGATCGTCAAACGTGGTGACATCCGCATTGGTGAGGACGCCGTCGAACGACGGGTCGTTATAGCTGTCGGCCTGCCAAGAGAAGACAGAGCCATTGGTGAGATCCGAGCCGGCTTTGATGCGGGAAGTGACGGGCGTGTTTTTCTGGTCGATGACCGAGATCACGTCAGCCAAGTCTTCGCGCAGTCCGGTGGCCGGATGAACAAGTCCTTGTGACATATTGTGTGAGTTTTCTAATTGATTGGGTTTATCCGATCAGTTCCCCCACCAAGTCCTCGATGTCCGACATGGACCCGCTTGATTTGAAGAACCGATTTTTCGCAGCCGTAGAGCTGCCTTTTGTGGCAGAGCGGGGCGCGCTAACGGGCTGGACGGGTGTGACGGTTTTCTCTTTCTTCGCGGACACAGTTTTCTTGGCCTTGTCTTTGGCAGCTTCGGTCTGCTGCTTGGCCATGAGGGCTTGCTCGCCGTAGAGGGCGAGGCCGATCCAGTATTCATGCTGGGGGATCTTGAGGAGGTCTGGCGCCTGCTTGATCGTGGCTTTGTAGGCTTGGTTGAGCGCGCTGCCCTCCTTGAAGATATCGGGGAACATGCTCTTGGCGGCTTGCACCGCCGGCTCACGCTGGGCCAACCACTCTTTACGAGCAGGAACGTGGATGGTCAGGATGTCGTCAGCTTTGACTAAGTAGTCCTTAACCTCCGCTGCCTCGATGAACTTCTCAGAGCCATCGGGCTGCTTGATCGTCGTGCCATCCGTATTCTGAAGTGCCCACCGGCGAACCGCTTGGGCATTCTGGATGCGCTGTTGAAGGGCCTCGTCACTGTCCACATCGGCCAACGGGTTGTCGGCGGTCGGGGTGAGAACGGGGCGGGAGGTCTGGTTGAGTTGGGCTTCTAAGTCCGCCTTGGCGGTGCGTAGTTGCTCCAGTTCGGCGCTGGCAGCTTGGGCCTTTTCTTCAGACTCGCGCTGCTTGGCGACGAGCTTATCAATCCGGCGTTGAACCTTGTCCTTCGTAACCTCCTCGCCAGCAGGTTCTTCTGCGGCGGCGTCCTCGCTATCCTCGGGTTCTTCGGCAGAATCGGCTTCAGTCGCCGGCTCCTCCTCGGTGTCTACTTCTTCAGCGGAATCCTCAGATTTCTCCTCTGGCTCCTCTGTTGTGTCCGTGTTGTCAGAGATCGTCTTGTCAGCGGACTCGTCTTTGGCTTCCTCGGGCTGACGCTTAACGCCCAGCTCGGCTAGTGCCATAGAAACTACATCGTCCGCTCCCGCCGCTGTCGCGGCCACATTGTCTGTCGCCATAGGATAAAACCCCTAAGAGGTGCGCCAAACGTCTGGGGGGAACCGGGACGTTAGAACCGGAGTGAAGCGCGATGCGCCTCTCTATCCTCACACATAGCACACAATGTGTGCGGTGTCAATACGGGAAAGTCTCGCTATGCGATACTTCGCTTCTGTCTCGGGGCGACACTTGGATAGAGTCGCATAGACTTCTGCACAAGTGATTGCACTTTCTGTCACGTTTTGTGCGGTCATTTTGTGACAAAGTGTATGCACTTGCGCGCAAGGTGTTACGGTTTGCAACGGTTTTCCGAGCGGGAACATGGCTTTACACTAAGCCGGGTAATGTCGCCGCATGCTTACACTGGCGGCTGTAATCCAAGGCACGCTTGGACGATTGCGCAGAAGGTATGCGCTGGGCGCCTACCGGACCTTCGCCGCTTCGGCCCTAGTCGCTTCTAAATAGTCCCACAATTCAACCAACGCATTGAGCTGGCCATTGGCATGGGCGAGGAGGCCGGGGTCTTTGGCGGTGGCCATGTTGCTGGCCAAGGCCACGCCGTCCGCGATGCGGTCTTGCAGGGCGACCATGACGGCACGCCAGCAGGGCGGGGCTTGGTCGCGGGTGAAGGCGAGGGCGCCTTTGAAGTCGAACTCTTCGTCTTCAGAAACGGGGTAGCGGTCGATGGGGATGGTTTTGGTTTTGGTGAACATAGTCATATTCGGTATTCGTGAATGGCGAATGGTTAGATCCAGAAGGGATGCATAGCCCTGTTGGCGACGATGACGTGCGGGCCGCACTCGCGGCAGATGGGGCCAAGTTGTTCGTCAACTCCGTGGATGTCCTCGATACGAAGCTGCTTGCTACACACGCCACAACGCGGCGGCTCTTTGCTGCGGCCTCGCCATGGGCGGACGCGCGGGGGTGGGGGAACTGTGCCGCTCGGAGCCATTAGTAACTTCCTCCTCCACGCGGGCGCAGGATGTCGCCTTCGACGTTGTTGCAGCCGGATAGAACCAAGTAGCGGACAAGATCAGGGAAGTCCTTGCTACTGCCCTTGGTTCCGTCCGCCCCTGTCCATTCCTTCATACACCAGATCAAGTTCTGGCAGTTCTCGCTGATGTAGAGCTTGGGCTGGTTGAGCGCGCTGATCGGCTTCTGTGTGTCGTAGTGGAGCCAGTCGTTGATAAGGGCAACACCTTCATCAATCGTGTCTCCCGGCGTGGCCGTGAAGTCCATTCCGAGATCGCTCATCTCCTCGATCAGCGTGGTGGGGCGCTCCTTGGCCAACGTCTGTGCGTTGCCGTAGCGGCTGTCCATCCACCGTTCAAAAACGCGCTCGCCGTTCTCGACGCTTTTGATTTCTTCGACATAGCGCTCTAGGCCAAAGCCGAAATCTTTCTGCGCGGGGCCTTGGCGTCCGTCCGCCTTCTTGCCGTCTGGCTCGGCCCACATGCCGGGGTAGCCAACGCCTTCGACATACTCGTTGGGGCAGGGCCACTCCCGATAGATAAAGCAGCGGTTGGCCTTGTCGAACAGCGCCCAGATCATCGCCCAGTTCCTGCCAGAACACGGATCGACAAAGTGGTAGCGGGTGCCTTCCTTGGGAATCCACTCATGCTTAATGACGTGAACCTTGTCGTTGAATAGCGGGAAGCGGTTGTTGATGGATCGGGTCGGAACGCCATACGCACGGCAGAGAATCTTCTCGCGCGTCTCGTTGCGTAGCTCCTGCTGCATGCGCTCCCAGCCGGCCCATGGATTGTTCTTGGTCTGGAAGTAAATGATCGGCCGGCCCTTGCGTCCTGTCTGGACGATGGGCACTTTCTCGTAGCCGACGATGACCTTCTCGCCCTTGTTGTCCTCAAACTTGGGCAGCAACTCCGCATCGCATTCCTCCACGTTGCGGGCGCCGGTGAGGTAGTCTTTTACCGTGGGCGAGTAGCCTTCGATGGGGGTGAAGGTGACGATGAGCACGCCGTTGCGGTCGAGCAGGCGGAAGCGCAGGGTCTCCAAGAAGTCCAGCGGCACCAATTCGTCGCACCATGCTATGTCAATCTCGCCGCCTTCGATGGTGCTGATGTCTTGTGCGTAGTTGCGGAAGATGCACTGGCTGCCATTCGGTGCGACGAACTTGTTTTCGGTAAAGCCACCTTTGACCGAGTAAGTGATATTCGTGACTGTGCCCTTGCGCGCCTGCCGCCAGTCGGCCGGCAGATATTTGAAGACGCGGGGTTGTTGCATTTCAATCGAGTTGGGCGCGGTCGTTTGGAAGCACCACGCCACGGATTGTTTCTTGTGGTAAAGGCGGTGGATCACCTCGCGCGCGGCCCACTCGGTTTTGCCGGATCTGTTGCCCCCCATGACAAGGATCTCGCGGTTATCCTCCAGTAGCTGACTGGCCTTGTTCCAGATCGGTGGGCGGTAGCCGTAGCGGTAAGGATCTACTTTTTCTTTGAGGATTAGTTCTTCCCGCTTGAGCAGCAGGTCCCAGCCCTTCTCTGGCCCGATAGCCAAGAGCACGTCCTTGGGCGGCAGCTTCATCACCGGATGAGCAGTCGGTGTGAAGCGGGAACGAGGAGTGGATTTCTTGTCGCTCATCTAAATAGTGGTGGCAGCACCCCCCAGTGCCGCCACCGCGCATTGGGTTTCCGGACGATTGGCGCAACCCTGACCGGAGAACAAGTAACCCCGGCCCTTTGTTGTTGATCGTCTTTTCATCCTTTGCGCAAAGTCATTAGCGTTTCAGCAGTTCGCTGACGGGACGCAGCTTGTCGTGCGGCACGAAATAGCACGGAGGCGGTGACGCGCATTTCCACTCGTCGCGTTTGGCGTCCTCGGCATTGATCCACCCATGGACAACGTAGTCGGGCGATTTGCCGCTTACCGAAATCACGATGCCCGAGTCATCGGGGCGAACCTTGAGGTTCGGGCGCTGCGACCAGCGCACTTCATAGTTTGTGCCTGTAATGTCGGGCGTGTGAAACGTGTTGACGCCAAATCCCCAATAAAGCCCGAGCAACTTGGCCACGGCGCATTCGGCGTGGGCTGCCTCAATGTGGAAGCCCCACAGTTCTCCCGGTGTCTTCTCGGGGAAGCGTGGCGCGCGCTTGCGGAAGGATGCTTCGGCATTGCGGCGAGAGCCTATGTAGGTCGAGACAAGGACTTCGTTTTGGTTGAGAGAGACGTTCATGTGTGCGGTTGTGTGCTTACTGCGCAGCAAAAAGAAGCGGTTCACTCTCTGCCTCGTCCACGGATGACCAAAGGTTTGGCGTAACTTCGCCAAGGCGCTTGTCTATCAACTTGACGTATTCTGGATTTAATTCGCACAAAATCGCCTTTCGCCCCTCTTCCATCGCCACCTGTCCCGTGGTTCCGCTTCCGCCGAATGGGTCGAGAACGGTCCCGCCGGCCGGGCAACCAGCAATGATGCACGGTCGGATCAGGTCTGGCGGAAACGTGGCAAAGTGTGCGCCTCTGTAAGCGCGAGTGTTGACCTTCCAGACGCTTCTTTTGTTGGCCCCAAGTGGATTCAATAAACATTTTCCGTCTGCCCCAAAATATCCGCTGTGCCCTTGTTTTTTGAATTGGGTAGATTGTCCGCCTGCCAGCCCGCGACGAGCCGATTCGTTTATTCCTCGTTGGCCGACGACTTTTGTTCCCATTGCAACCGCCGCTGCGGCTTCGCCCTCCCATGGCTCTCTTATCGAGTCATTGTCAAAATAATACCGAGGCGACTTGGACAGCAAAAAGATGTATTCATGCGCCTTGGTGCATCGGTCAGTCACGCTCTCTGGCATCGGGTTTGGTTTGTGCCAAATGATGTCCTGCCGCAGATACCAGCCATCGGCTTGCAGGGCGAAAGCAACGCGCCACGGGATGCCAAGAAGGTCTTTCTGTTTGTATCCCCTTGCTGGCGCTCGGCGACTGTTTGCTTTTGATATTTTGGTGCCAACGTCGGCGTCTTGAAGCGATCCGCCGCCACCTCCACGCCCGCTTGCAGCGTAGCTATCTCCAAGATTCAGCCAAAGCGTTCCGTCGTCTCGCAGGACTCGCTTCACTTCGCGGAATACAGAGACAAGTTGCTCAACAAATTCTGTCGGCGTTTGCTCAAGGCCAATTTGTCCGTCGTGTCCGTAGTCTCGTAGCCCAAAGTATGGGGGAGAAGTCACGCAGCAATGCACGCTTCCCTCTGGCAGCGTCTTGAGTGTTTCGCGGCAATCGCCTGTGAGAACTTGGACGCTCACGCTTTTCCCTCCTCAATATCCAAAGTCCCATTCGGCAATACCTGTATCTGGTCGCTGCGGTAGTGCCGGATGTTCCCTCCGTCTTCGGCGGCCACGCACCAGATGTCATTGGCGAATCCGCTCATAGCCTGCACATAGATCGGCCAGCCGTAGCCGTGCGGCGTCCAGACAGGGAAGGTGCGGTCAAATTCGTGGATCATAAAGTATGGGCAGCAGGCTTCGCTTTTGTTGCGCTTACGAAGCTGGCGGTTATGTGACTAGCGGGGCGAATGCCTCCTGCCGGCGCAATACCTTTGACTGCTGCTTGAAAATTCATTTGCCTTTACGCTTCCTCATCTCGGCGCACAAGGCGTCGGCCTTGCGCTTGGCGGCTTTGGCGACCATGCTGGCGCGCAATGATTTGAGGCGCATGATCTCTTGGTCTATTGCCTCAATCTCCGGTGTCATAATTCGATACTTCTCCATAGTGTCAGGGTTGCACGGTGACGTGCCACAAGCCGATCTGCGCTACGGCATAGCCGAACCAGATAAGGCCATTCCAAAAGTTGTGATGGATAAACGCTTGGTCGATGGCCACGGCGAAATACATGAAGCCGACGATGGCGATGAGGACGGCGCTGGTCACTTGGCCTTGAACCCTCCGCGCTTGGCCTTCA